AAGCCTGCAGATCCAGCCAAACAGCAAGCGGCTGCCGCTGCACCGTCAAGAACGAAGGCAAAGTCCAAGTCTGCCGAGGAGCTGGAGGCTGAACGCCGCCAGTACCAGATCCAGCAGGATGTGCGCGACTACCGGCTGAAGCTGAACAACCTGCAGCAGTCGGCGGAGTCTCTGGAAGCGTTCATCAAGAACACGCTGGTCAGGGAAGGTTCAGAGTCCTACCTGCGGGAACTTCGCCAGCAGGAGATGGGCATCTACTCCGTGGATAACGACGTGGCCAAGCTTCGCGATGCGGTGGTGGTCTGTCAGTCCATCTACAAGCTCATCACAGAGCCCTACTTACCGCCTGAGCCGATTAGCCGGCACGAAGTTGATCCATCCACTGCAACCGTTGATCTGTGACGTCATGACTCAAATTGTTCCGCGTCGATTGTTTGAAGACGAGCCAGTCGAATGGGTGCGAGCAGGTGGCAGCGTGCCTGCCCCATTGAATGATCGATTCAAGGCGATGGCTCGATTGCAAGGCAAAACGGCAGATCAGTTCATTGGTGAACTGCTGATGTCACTGGCGCCACAGATTGACCAGATGGAAGCCAAGCAGGAAGCCGAGCGTCTTCGGGATCGCTTTGGCGACAACTGGCTTCAGATCTTGAATCAGGTTCATGCCCGCGCCGATGGTTGACGGCCTGCCCGCTGGTATGCCATACTGATGGCACGAGAGGAGCGGCCCACTCGCAAAACTCAACCGCCGACCGTACAGCGCACACGAGGTCGTAAAACGCGAGCGCAATACGGCCTGAATAAGCCTGCACCGCCGGTTGGCCCGGCACCCCATTCATCACTCACCATGACAACACTCACCTGCATCGCTGCCACGTTGTTGGCACTGCTCACCATCCCCCTGGTGCTGATCCTGTGGGCCAGCGAGAGCCCGCAGCAACGCGCACGGCGCTGGCGTCGTACTGGTAGCACCTACCGCTCGATTGGCGAGCGCCTTGGCGTCAGTCACACCACGGCCCGCCGTTGGTGCGCTGCCTGATCCGTTACGGGCCCTCTTGGGCCCTCTCCTGTCTGCCTATGAACTACCACGACTTCATCGCATCAAAGGCCACCTCAACCAGCTCCTGCGGGTTTGAGCTTCAAAACAGCTGGGATCTGTTCACGCACCAACAGGCCACCCTGCAGTTCGCCTGCCAGAAGGGCCGCTCTGCCGCCTTCCTTGACACCGGCCTTGGCAAGTCGCGTGTTGAAGCGGCTGCAGCGGCTGAGTTCATGCAGGCCAGCGGCAAGCCATCTCTTATCCTCACGCCGCTTGCTGTCGCGCGACAGATGAAGCGCGAATGCGAGGCCATCGGCATTGATGCCGCCATCGTGCGCGAACAATGCGATGTCACCTCTGGCGTCAATATCGCCAACTACGAACGGCTGCCCAAGCTCGACACCTCCGTCTTTGGTGGCGTCGTACTGGATGAGAGCAGCATCCTCAAGGCTTTCACCGGACCCACGAAGCGGATGCTCTGTGAGGCCTTCGCAGATGTTCCCTACCGCCTCGCGGCAACCGCCACGCCAGCTCCAAACGATCACATGGAACTTGGTCAGCACGCCGAGTTTCTTGGCGTCATGCCAGGCCCTGAGATGCTCTCGCGCTGGTTCATCAGCGATCAGACCACGATGGGCGGCTATCGCCTGAAAGGTCACGCGCAGGATGACTTTTGGCGTTGGGTAGCAAGCTGGGCGCGTGCTGCCACCTTGCCGTCAGATCTTGGCGGTGATGATGCCGGGTTTGTCCTGCCGCCTCTCGACTATCGGATCCACACCATCTCGGCCGACATCATGCAAGAGGTGCCGGACGGGATGCTGTTCCGAATTCCCGATGGCAGCGCCACGACCATGCACCGTGAAAAGCGCCTCACGATGGATGAACGCGTCGCCTGCGCTGCAGAGCTCGCTAATGCAGCTGATGGCCCTGTGATCGTCTGGTGTGAAACCAACAGCGAATCAGCGGCGTTGGCGGCAGCGATACCGGACGCTATTGAAGTGCACGGCTCAATGAGCCCTGACGTGAAGGTGGCCGCATTGGATGCCTTCACCTTTGGCGAGCGTCGCGTGATCGTGAGCAAGCCCAAGCTGGCCGGCCTTGGTCTGAACTGGCAGCACGCCAACACCGTGATCTTTGCCAGCGTGAGCCACAGCTACGAACAGCACTACCAAGCCGTTCGTCGCGCCTGGCGCTTCGGTCAAACGAAGCCCGTCACCTGCCACGTCATCATCAGCGATACCGAGTCCAGCATCTGGAACAACGTTCAACGCAAGGCCGACGATCACCAACGCATGAAGCGCGCCATGGCCAAGTCCATGCTGCGCTCACAGCAAGAGGCAATCTTGCGCCGCGCCTACCTGCGCACCCCTGTCGTCACTCTTCCTGACTTCCTCCAATGAAACCCGATTATCAAGGCCACAACTGGGCGATCTACAACGCGGACTGCGTTGAGCTGTTGATGGGTCTGCCTGATGACAGTATTGATTGCGCTGTGTTCAGCTCGCCGTTTTCGTCCCTGTACATCTACAGCGACTCCGAACGCGACATGGGCAACAGCGCGTCGCATGACGAGTTCTTGGAGCATCATCGCTTCATGGCGCGTGAGTTGTATCGCGTGATGAAGCCCGGCGCCGTGATCTGTGATCACGTGAAGGATACGGTCTTTTATCAGAACAGCAGCGAGACAGGCGAGGGCGGGCTCTATCCCTTCTCTGATGAGGCAAGCCGCAATTATCGGACCGTTGGCTTTTGCCTGCGTGCTCGCGTGACGGTCTGGCGTGATCCGGTGCGTGAGATGCAGAAAACGAAGCACGAACGGCTGCTGTACAAGAACATCCGGGAGAACAGCCGAGTGAGCGCCATGGGGATGCCTGAGTACGTGCTGGTGATGCGGAAGGAATCGAAAGGCAAGAACGTGGGCGAACCTGTCACGCATACGCGCGAGGAGTTCACGCTTGACCAATGGCAGCAGTGGGCATCGCCTGTATGGATGGACACGATGCAGACCAAGGTGTTAAACGCCAGATTCAAGGCAGACAAGGATGAGAAGCACATCTGCCCGATGCCGTTGGATCTGATCGAGCGTTGCCTGACCCTTTACAGCAATCCGAACGACGTAGTACTCGATCCGTTTAATGGCATTGGCAGCACTGGTTATCAGGCGGTGAAGATGGGGCGCCGGTATGTCGGGATTGAACTGAAGCCTGAGTACGCAAAGCAGGCGGCCAAGTTCATGACTAGGGCTGAGGCTGAGGGGTCTAGCTCGCTGCTGAAGGTGACGGCATGACCGTGGACGACTGGTATGAGAACGACCCTGAACTCGACTGCGAGCACGACAAGCGCACCGTCATGCACTTGGTGACAGCCAAGCTGGAGCGGCGGCTGAAGTACTGGCGAGCGCGGGAGCAGGAGGAGATCCTGAAGCGCTACCGGATAGTGACCTCAATCTGATGGTTGACCGCTGGCAGGTGGTATGCCATACTGATGGCACCGGGGCGGACCCGGCCCACTCACCACTCAGACCATGAACACCTTCATCGCTCGCTTCGAAGTCGGTCAGACCTACTACGGCAGTCTTGCCTGTGCTCACGGCAGCTTCCCTGTGATCTGTACCAAGCGCACTGCTAAGTGCGTCTGGTTTGAGCACGCCACCATGCCCGAGCACTATCCCGCTGCACGCGCCATGGTCCGCGAGGGTAACCGCTATGAGATGGCCAACTTCCGCCGTTGGCTGATCGCCGCCGACCAAAGCGACACAAGCATGGATCTTCATTTCCACTGATCCCGCCGGGCCCTGCGGGGCCTTTCACTCACCCATTCATCACCATGCACTTCGATCGTCTCTTCACCGCCGGACTCATCCTTGGCCTAGCTGCTGGCGCTGCCGCCTTCACTCATGGTTCTCGCACTGCTCACTCGACTCATCCGCTGGTGTCGCAACCTACTCCGCAGGCGCAGACCATCCCCGCCAGCTCCAACGGTCTGGGCATTGGACCCTGACCGCCTCTCACAAGACCTACGCGATCCACTCCTCCGGCAGGCCTACATCGACTACCTAGAGGCCTGCCTAACCATGCCTGCCTCTCGCTACATCAGATGAATCAACCCCCGACACCGCCACGCTTGCCCATGCCAGATCGCATCCGTGCCCTGGCCGAAGAGATCACTCTCGCTGATCTGCTCTGCAGCCCCTCCACGGTCTGCGATGCCATCAGCCTGATGAGCAACATCCTCAACAACGCCTGGATCTACACCGACCTGAAGACGCCAGACGACATCAACCTAGAGCGTGATCTCTTTGCCATCTCTCAGGCCTACGACGGTGACCCAAGGCGCACGGCCTTTGATCACCTGCGCCAACGCCGCGAATACAAAGCCACAAGGCCATGACCCATCACCCTGAAATCGAAGACCTGATCGATCAGATCAGTGAGACCAAGCAAGCCATCAAGGTGATGGAGGAGCAACTGAAGAGCTACCTAGCAACGCTCGATGAACACCGCGCCAATGGCCTGCTGGATGGCTACGAAGCCGAGGATGGCAGCTACTACGTGAACGGTTGCCGCCTGCTGCCGGTGACGCGCAGCAGTTGGTCATACAGCAAGGCAGTGAAGGAACTGCAGGAGCAAGAGCAGCTGGCCGGCATCGCGACGCGCAAGGAGAGCACCTACCTGCGTTTCGATCTGCCGAAGCCATGATCCCCACCTATTCCTTTGCGGTGTTCGGCACCGCAGCACCGCAAGGCAGCAAGCGCCTACTCGGCAGGGTCATGGTCGAATCATCCCGCAGCGTTCACCCATGGC